GGAAGAAGAAGGGATAGTTGCTGAGGTTATGGAATCCGAAACGGAAGAAGTAGTTGAAGAAGAAGAAATGGAAACTGAATTAGCTGAAGAAGATGACAAAGATGACTATGAAGAAGAAGCAGATGTAGCTGATTGGAAAGGAATGGAAAAAAGAATCCAAAACTTGGAAGATGCTGTTGCAGATTTAAAAGAAGAAAAAGTAGGAGGGGATGATGAAGTAGAAGAAATGGCAGAAGAAGTTGTAGAACCATCTGTAAACCCTAAGACAATCAAAACAACTGAAGTTAAAGAATTTTCAGCAGAAGAAGAATTAGAGAATTTAAAAGCTGAGAACGAAAAACTAAAAACTGAATTAGCAGCAACACCTGCTGATTCACCAATAAACACAAATAAATTTAGCTCTGAAAAACCTGTATTAACTAAAAAAGAATACAGTAAATTATCTAAGCAAGAAAGATTTATATATAACCTAAATAAATAATAACAAAAAAAAAAAACAATTATGGCATTTACGACGACGAGTAATTTTGCGGGGAAAGCAGCTGGATTTTATATTTCGGCAGCATTAAAAGAAGCAAAATCATTAGATTTTCTAACAATGATAGAAAACATTAAATTTAAAAGCAATATCCAACGTATGGCGGGTTCTGGATTAATTGCCAATGCAACGTGTGATTTCCAAGTAGCAGGAACTCTTGCATTAACCGAAAAGGTTTTGGAGCCAAAAAATCTACAAATCAATTTGGATTTATGTAAAAGTACGCTTTTAGATAGCTGGGAAGCGTTACAAATGAGAGCAGGTGCAGGAGCACCACCTCCAGCATCTTTCGATGACTACGTTATATCTTACATGGGTGAGATTATAGCACAAGGAACTGAAGATAGTATATGGAATGGAGCAGCAGGGGCAGGAGAATTTCAAGGTTTCTTAAATACTAATGGATTTTTAATGCCAACAGGAACTAATGCAGATGCAACAGTTCATCAAGATGCAGCTTCAGCAGCTTATACTGCTGCAAATATTATAGCTAATCTACAAGGTTTAACAGAGAATATGGCTACAAACATTTCTGCAGTATTAAGAAAAGAAGATTTACATATTTATATGAGTCCTAAAACATATGCTTTATATATCTCAGCAGTATCTACATTAGGATATGTAAACGCTTACAACATGAATGGTGACTATGAGCCTGTATTCGAAGGATATAAAATCGCAGTTTGTCCAGGGATGCTTGATAATCAACTAATAGCAGCGGAAAAGTCTAACTTATTTTACGGAACGGACCTATTATCGGATGCTACGAGAATTACTATCATGGATATGGCTAACCTTGACGGAAGTGATAACATGAGATTAGTTGCTAGATACTCAGGTGGTGTTCAGTCAGGAGTAGGTGCTGATATCGTTAGGCAATCGTAAATAAATTAAATCAATAGAAGCAGGGGTGTAAAAACCTCTGCATCTTTAACCCTTTAAAAATAAAAAATTATGGCTTGCACAGCACTTACACGCGGAAGGGGACTCGATTGCAATCGAATTTCAGGGGGCGTGAAAAAAATATTTTTCTCAGTATATGACCCAAATGTGTCTTATACTTATGATGCAACACACCCATTAGAGATTGATGCAATTGATTGGAATGGTTCTACGATTTATGAATATGTTATGCCTCTTGGCGTTGCTAGTGTAACCGATACTATTGTTGGTTCTCGTGAAAATGGAACTATATATTACACACCTACTATTAATATCATATTAAATCGATTAACAAAAGAAGACCAAAATGAAATTAAACTATTGGCAAAAAGTAAAGTAAGAATTTTTGCTCAATTAAATCAACAATTAGCTAATGGACACGATGTATTTATTGCTTTAGGTATGGAAAATGGCTTAGAATTAAATGCAGGAACTATGGATAGTGGCGCGGCATTTGGGGACAGAAACGGTTATACGTTAACCTTCGACGGAATGGAAGCAATTCCTTTTGCTATGTTAGAAGATTATACTACAATCCCTTGGGACCAAAGTGGATTTATTAATGAAGCAGGAACATTCCCTACAACTTCATAATACAATTAGTAGTTTTTCAAATATTCTTGAATAGAGGGCTTTTTAGTCCTCTTTTCTTTTAAATGCCAAATAAATTTAACCTTTTTCTATTATATTAGTAGATGATACAAGCAATTACAGAAACTAAGCTAACAACTTTCCTACAAACAGAGGATAACAGAATAGATACATCAGTAGGTTCTGATTTGATTAGGCACTTAGTAAAGTTTACAAATGATATGGATAAGTCAATACAATATGCTTATTCAACTGTTCATTTAATTTATGATAGATATACAAAGTTTGTATTTGAAAATTCGGCACTACCATCTAAAATAAGTGATTGTAGTGACTTTGTTGCAGGTGTTAGTACCTTCCCTTATGTACTTGTAGCAACACTCGCTTCTGAGGGTGCAGCTAGTCAAGCAGAACAAACGTTTACTATGAATGTAACATCTTTACCTGTGGGGGGTGCTAATTTTAGAGTTTTTAAAACTACATCAGGCGGTGCAGGAGATACAGGGGTTACAATACCATTAACACTTGGTATAAACACTAAAACAGTACCTGCCGTTTCTTTTAATAGAACAGTTAAATTCCAGTTTGATAAAGATACTGTTGAGTTTGATTCATTAATCTTAAATGGAGTTGCTTCAACTTGTCCTGCTGCTATTAATGATGTTTATACAGGAAGGCTTAACTTAGTGCCTTCAGGTTATTACAAGTATGAAGTGTACGAGGTAAGTTGGACAGGTGCAGTAGCTATAAGTGTAGGTAACGCACCAATAAATGAAAATGATGTACTTCCTGTTGGACCTACTCACGGAGTAGTACAGGGGTTAGTAACAAAAGGCAAAATGTATGTAGCAGATAAATCAGGTACTGCTCAAGTACAATACACACAAAGACAAGAACCATCAGGAGGAACAAATTATATATATTACGGACAATAAAAATTAAAAAATGGCAATAGAAAATGTACAACAACTCTTAACAGAGCAATTAGGAAAAAACAGATGTGATGTAATAGGCACAACTGCAATGAGTGGTAAAGATTACTACGCTATACACTTTCCTGTAGAATCAGTAATAGCTTCAATAGCAGCTACTAATATACAAACAGGAACAGGTTCAGCAGCTTCAAATCTTCATACGACAATGGCAGCAGGGACTACATTATTTCTTCAATGTACCGCAATTACTCTGACTTCAGGTGTTGCTATTTGTTACTACGACCAAGTAATATAATGTTAGCACAAAAACTAGGTTTAAGTTTACCATCACTAAAAAAAGCAGGTGGTGGTGCAGCTTTTGAAAATTTATATTCTTTAGAGTTTGGAACAGGCTCAGGAGGAGGTGCTATTGATGTGCTTGTTGTACCTGATTCAGATGACTTAACACCAAATGGCTCAGGGGCTAATAGAGGTTGGTCAGTTTCTTTTTGGATGAAAACTTCAAATACAAGAGATTCTATACTTGGAAAAATGAATGGAAATCCTGAAGCAGAATACGAATTTTTATTAGGAAGATTTGGTGATTTAGAGGTTAATTTATTCACCAATACTACAAGTAATAAATTAAAATTTGGAGTAAATCCTTCAACTAAAAATATGGCAGATGGTAATTGGCATCACGTTTTGTTTAGTTGGGATTTATCTACTTCAGGAACTTCAGGGGCTATTCTTTGGATAGATGGAGTAGAATATTCAGTTGCAGCAGGTAATGTAACCCTAAATTATTCAGGAACTTTTACAGGTGTTGTAAATAAAGCTATCGATTTAAGTATTGGTTTTGTAAATGGTATTAATGGTTCAATACAATATGAAGGTTTTTTAGATGAAATAGCTTTTATTGACAATGTATCAACACAATCTAAAGCAACTGAGTATTATAATGGTGGAACTCCAACTGATTTAAGTGGTGAAACTTATTTAGAGGCTTATTGGAGAAATGGAGATACCGCAGGGCCGAGTGTATTCCCTACTATTGAAGATTTTAGTTCAAATAGTAACGATGGCACAATGACAAATATGGCATCATCTGATATAAAAACAGATGTACCTTAAAAATTAAACAATGAAAGATTCAATTTTATCAGTAAATTTAGAAACATCAACTGCACCTATTGTACAAGAAGTACGTGGCAGGGATTATATCGAGTATGGAACCGACGACTGGCGAAACCTCTATCCACAGTTTCTGATAGACCTTTACTACAACAGTTCAACTCATGCTGCGATAATTAATGCAACAAGTGAAATGATATCTGCAGAAGATATTATAGTTAATGATGATGATACAAATTTAGATGCTTATGTAAAACTAAAGAAATTTTTAAGACATGCAAATTCTAAAGAATCTTTACATCAAGTAATAAAGAAAATTGCTTTTGATTTTAAATTACAGGGGGGTTACGCAATACACATTATTTGGAATCGTGAAAGAACAGAAATTGCCGAAATTTATCACGTACCAATGGAAAGGGTAAGAGCAGGAAGACCAAATGAAATGGGTATAGTAGATACTTATTATATAAGTGCAGATTGGTCAAATACAAGAACACACAAACCTTATCCAATAGCTGCTTTTAATGTTAATGATAGAACATCAGGAAGTCAATTACTATATACAGGTGCATATTCCCCGAATATGGACATATACCATACTCCAGATTATTTAGCTTCTTGCAATTGGGCATTAGTAGACCAACGCGTTGCCGAATTTCATCTCAACAACATAGAAAACGGTTTCAGCGGAAGTTACTTCATATCTTTCGCAAACGGGGTTCCAACCGCTGAAGAACGTAGACAAATAGAAAAAAGCTTAACTGATAAATTCGTTGGCGCCGCTAATTCGGGTAAATTTATTCTTACATTCTCAGATGACCGAACAAGAACGCCTGAAATTACTCCAATAAGTGTTTCTGACGCCGATAAACAGTATTTGGCACTCCAAGAACTACTTGTCCAAAATATTTTGACTGGACATCGTGTAACTAGCCCAATGCTAATGGGTATAAAAAATGATACAGGATTAGGTTCTAATGTAGATGAACTTAACTCGGCTTTTAATTTTTATTTAAATACCGTAATTATCCCATTCCAATTACATATTAAAAACACTTTGCAGACTATATTCTCTGTTAATAATATGGATTTACCTGTTGAATTTGTACAATTAAAGCCTATAACATTAGAATTTACTTCTGAAGACTTAAAAGGTATAATGACAGAAGACGAATTAAGAGAAGAAATGGGGCTTAAACCTTTAGATGTTGAGGTTAGAGAAGATTTAAGCAAAGTTGGAATGATTGATGGACAGCCTGTTTTTAGTACAATAGAAGAAGCTGAAGAGCATGCAAAGAAAAAAGGATGTACAGGGTATCACGAACATGAATATGAAGGGAAAACAGTTTATATGGCGTGCGAAGGACATTCAGAAGCTACTGAATTATCTAAATTTATTTCTGAATTTGGAGAAGATATTCCTGAAGATTGGGAATTAGTTGAAGAAGAAGTGGTAGATGGAGAACACCAAGACTTTGATTTTGAAGCAGTATTGAACGATGCAGCAGATGAAAAAATAGAACTAGCATCAACAGGTAGAGCATTACCTGATAGAAAATCAGAACAAGATGGAATATCAAAAAAAACAGGAGATTATTTTAGGGTAAGATATGTTTACGCAACAGATAATTTTTTAGTAAATAAATCAGGTACGAAAAGAAAATTTTGCACACAAATGGTAGGTGCTAATAAAATGTACAGAAAAGAAGATATTATAAATATGGGTAAAAAACCTGTAAATCCGGGATTTGGACCTCGTGGAACTGATACATATTCAATTTTTCTTTATAAGGGAGGACCGCAATGTTTCCATTTTTGGACACGTAGAATTTTTAAAACTGTAATTGGAGAATCAAGAACAACAAAAATAGAAGATGCTGATTTAATTGGTTACACTAAGGCAAGGTCAGAAGGCTTTACGGCAAAGAAAAATGATAGGTTGGTTGCAATACCACCAAGAAAAATGAAAAATAACGGATATTTAGATTAATTATGTCAAACTATATTTTATTCATCTCAGAAAGCAAGCTTAAGTCAAGCACCGCAGTAAATCTCAACGTGGATGTAGATTTATTACTTCCATTTGTAAGAGAAGCACAAAAGCTTTATGTAGAAACTGCACTTGGAACGAAATTAACGCAGAAATTGAAAGACCTTATAACAGCAGGAACTATTGGAAATGTTGGTAATGAAAATTACAAAACTTTACTTGATGAATATGTTGGAGATATGCTTCCTGGTTATAGTTTATATCACGCTTTGCCATATCTTAGACATAAAATAGAAAATGGAAATATCTATAATAAAACTTCTGAAACTGGTAATGCATTATCTACTGAGGAAGCGCAATCATTTAGAGAAGAAATTTTAAATACATGTAGTTATTACAGAGAAAGATTAATTGACTATATTAGAAATAACCTATCTTTTTTCCCAGAATATTCTACAAATTCAGGGGCTGACGTTTCACCATCAATAGAAAACTATTATTCAAACATGAACCTTGAAAGACCAAGACAAGGAACCGAGTTGACATTAAGAAACTTCTTAACTGCAGGAGAATAAATGAAAAAACATTATAAAACTAAACCTAAAAATATTACAAAGCTAAAATCCTATTTGGATACTAAACCAAAACAATCTAAAAATGAACGACTTAAAAGACACAATACAAGTAGGCTTAGCTAACGGAACTGCAATAGGAGTTAGCCTAAGCGAAATTAATGAGGTTCTTAGCCTTGTTGCTTTAGCACTTTCTATTGCTTATACTATATATAAATTCTTCAAATTTGAAAATAATAAATAAATGGCTCGTAAAGTTGTTACAAGCACTTTTAAGCGTGTTAGAAAGAAAAGAAAGGGTATCCACTCCAAAAACGCTTCAAGAGGACAGAACGCCTTTAAACAGCCATATAGAGGACAAGGTAGGAATTGACCTATTAATTATTAGAGATATGTTTACTGATGAATCTACAATTGGTGAACTATTTTTAAATGGTGAAAGGTTTTGTGATACTTTAGAGCTACCTTATAGAGATAATCTCAGAAATATATCTTGTATTCCTGCAGGACAATATAAAGTTAGAATGAGATACCCAAGAGAAAGTGCAAGTAGAAATTATTTGCACCTATTAGTTAAAGATGTTCCAAACCGAGATTTTATACTTTTTCATCGAGGCAATTCGGCTAAAGATACACAGGGCTGCATCCTAGTAGGTCAAGGAAGCCAACAGAACATTGTTCATAATTCTACTTTAGCAATGGATTTACTTTTAAAAGAAATTATATATTTGGGGGGTGAGAATATTAATTTAATAATCAAAAATAAATAACAATGAAAAATTTTTTCTCAAAGTTCTTAATTGGACAAATGTTTAAATCAAAGAAGTTCTGGTACGCAGTAAGTTCAGTAGTTGTACCTGCTATTGTAAAATTCTTAGGAGTAGATTTAGAAACTGCTCAGAATCTTTACTATGCACTATTAACTTTAGTTGTTGGCCAAGGAATTGCGGACATTGCTAAAAGATAATAGATATAGATTAAAGCCGCACGAAATAGCGGCGTTAGAAAAAATGAGGGAATCCGAAGCTAGAAATGTTCTAGTTATCGGGGACCTTCATGAACCATTCTGTCTTTTAGGGTACAGAGATTGGTGTTTAGAACAATACGATTTATTTAATTGTAGTCAAACAATTTTTATTGGCGATATTATAGATAATCATTATAGTAGTTACCATGAAACATCAGCGGATGGGATGGGGGGTCTTCAAGAATTAGATTTAGCTATTGAAAAAATTTCTAAATGGTATCAATCTTTTAATAATATTGGTACAAAAGTAATTATAGGAAACCATGACAGAATTATAATGCGTAAAGCTCAAACATCTGCTATTCCTTCTAAATGGATTAAATCTTATAAAGAAGTATTAAAAACACCTAATTGGGATTTTGTTGAACGTTTTGAACAAGATGATGTTCAATATATTCATGGCGAAGGTGGAACTGCAAGAACTAAATGTCGTGCTGATATGATGAATACTGTTCAAGGACATTTACATACGCAAGCATATACGGAACACTATGTTGGGAAAAACTTTAGAGTTTACGGAACACAAATTGGGTGCGGAATAAACCATAAATCGTATGCTATGGCATATGCTAAATATGGAAGAAGACCTGCTGTTGGATGTGGGGTTATATTAAATAATGGCAAAACTCCATTAAATTTATTAATGCCTTTATAATGAAAATAAAAGATTCTACTAAACTTACACTTTTTTATTTTATATTAATTATAATAGTTTTATTGTTTGCTATATAACAATTTAGCTTAAATACAATCATTTTAGTACACTTTCTTATAATTTTAATAGTAATATACTAGATACGGTGAACAATACTGCTATTAACAATATAAATGTTAATAACTTTATAAATAACTTTGTTAATATATATGTTAATTGGCTGATTTTCATTATTTTTATCACATATTAATCAATAATAATTAAAATGAAAAAGTTAAACATCACAACAGGTTGCAATTATAAAGTAACCAACAAGCAAACTAAACAAGTACACATACTTAATGCACAAGAAGCTGCTGACTTTGCATTTAAAAATGACTTTAAAAACTACAAGTTCGAAGAGGTAAAGCAGGGCATCTTATATAATATTCCAGAGATAGCTTTATGGATTATGTTATTTATATTAACTTTTGCATCATTTGCATTACATTTAAAATTAAACTACTAATTATGAAACTAGAATGCGATACTTTTTACTTCTATAATAACGGAGAATATAGAACACAATCAAAATGGAATGTTGAATTTGACAGATACCACAATGACTTGCAATCATATACTAAAGCAATTAGAATATTAGGTACTAAAAAGCAAATACGTGAAGCCTTAGACTATTACTGCGAAGTATCAGGACTTAACTTAGATGAAGTTTATATATGTGAGGATAAGGAAGCTATTAAAGAATACACTAAGCACTATAAAAATAAAGGTTTAATAATAAATTTAATATAATGAAAAAAGAAGAAATAATAAGCAAAAGAATGAATGATATAAATACATTTCAAGCACACGAAAACGAAGTTTATTTAGGCGGAACAGATGAATATGGTAAAGACTTTCAAGTCTGTTTTGACTCTTATGACTTTTTAGAATGGATTGACAAAGAACAAATAGAATATATAAAAGAACAACTAACTAAATACATAAAAACAAAATGAAAAAAACAATAAATAAATATGAATTTGCAGGTTGGTTTGCTTTAAACAGACCAAACCAATTTAGTCCAATAGGTAGATTAGAACTATATGAAATGTTAACAAGCTATGAACAAGATACAGAAGAAGAAATAGAGTTTGACCCTATTGCATTATGTTGTGAATATACTGAATATGAAAATATGGAAGAATTTTGGAAAGAATATAATAAAGAAGATTATCCTGATGAAGAATCAATAATGGATGCAACTTTATATTGGGCTTTTGAAAATGGAGATTCTTTTATAATACAAACTTATTAAAATAAATTTTGTATTTTTAACAAAATTATTAACTAAATAAAATTAAAATGAATAAAGAAAAAATCAAAGAAAAGTATATTAAATATGGACTAGATAAATCTGACATATTTAAACATCAACACTATTTAATCATTACTCGTTCTGGAATAGAAAAAATCCAAGCTTTAGAACAAATAATAATTAGATATGAAGCTGTTAAATGTGAACCTAATTTTGCAGCTGTAAGAGCAACAGGTATAAAAGATGAATTAACTATAGAAACATTTGGTTCAGCTTTAAAAGGAGATTATAAAAATGGAAATTGTAATAGTTTTTATGTATTAGAAATGGCAGAAAAAAGAGCAATGAGCCGAGTGGTTTTAAAATTAACAGGATTTTATGAATTAGGTGTATTTGGAGAAGATGAATCAGAAGAATTTAAACAAAATTAATAATCAAAAATAATAAATTATGCAAGTAACAGGAAAATTAGTAAAAAAATTAGAATTAGAAACAGGAACATCTAAAGCAGGTAAAGCTTGGCAAAAGCAATCCATAGTAATTGATACAGGTGAAGATTATAATAACATAGTTTGTGTTAGTGCTTTTGGAGATAAGGTTAATGATTTAGAAAGGCTTGAAGTAGATATGACAGTAAATATAATGCTCAATGTATATTCAAGAGAATACAAAGGCAAATATTATCATAATATTGAAGGTTGGAAATTTGCACAAGGTGTTAAAGATGAAGAAGTTATAACAGATAATATGCCATTTTAATATGATACAAGAAGAAAACTTTAAAAATTTATGCGATTTAACTACATCTATAGTAGGATTGCATAAAGGTTCGCTTGCCTATAAAAGCAGAGAGCAAAAGTATCAAATTCCTAGAAGTATTGTTAGTGTTATTGCTAGAATGGTAGATGACACACATAGAGGAATTATTTCAAAATATCTTAAAAGAGACAGGAGTTTAATTTATCATTATGAAAAAATGCACGAATCTAATTATAGGTCATTTCCAAAATATAGAGATATTTTTAATAAAATTTATAACGCATATTCTAACTTACAAGGTTCTAAAAGAACTTTTGCAGATTTAAACCATTTAAAAAGACATCTTAAAGATAATGGGGTAATGAATAGTATTAAACATCAAACAACAATTAGAATAACTTCAGGAAAAGTTGAAACTGATGTAAAAGTTTCTTATAAAGATTTTTATAAACAATTAGAAAATTGTAAATTGGCACTTGTTGATTGTAATTATAATTTAGAAATAATATGAAACATTTATTAAGTAGTACAGCTTTTTTAATTTTAAATAAACAAATATCTAGACAAATAGGATTAAATGCAGCTGTATTACTTGCTGATTTAATTAGTAAAGAAGAATACTTTATATCTCATGGAATGACAGATGGTTGGTTTTTTAATACTGAATCTAATATAGAAGAAGATACAACATTAAATCCATATAATCAAAGAAAATGTATTAAAATACTTAAAGAAGCAGGTTATATAGAAGTTAAAAGGAAAGGTATTCCTGCTAAACAATATTTTAAAATAAATGAAGAACAAGTTCTTCAAAATTTAAACAACTTGTCCTTTAAAAATTCAACAACTATTAATAAGAATAAAGAAATAAAAATAACTAATAAATATTTTAAAAAGCCAACAATTTTAGAAATTAAAAAATATTGTATTGAAAGAAAAAATAAAGTTGATAGTGAAGCTTTTTGGGATTTCTATGAAAGTAAAGATTGGTTTGTTGGTAAATCAAAAATGAAATGTTGGAAGTCAGCAGTCAGAAATTGGGAAAGAGGAGATAAAAAGAAAGCTCCACAGACAATGAGTAAATTAGATTATCAAATTAATGAATGGCAAAAAGCAAAAGAATTATTATGAAAATAGATAATGTAGAAAAAGGAGAATTAGTTTATTGTAATATTGAATTTGAATATCAAAGAAATAATTCAAGAATAACTAAATATAATAAAAAAATAAATCAATTTATATTTGGTAGACAATATGATTGTATAGACTTTCCAATTATAGATGTTATCAAATATCCTATGTTGATAAATAAAATAGATAGAAAAAATTCATATTATATAGATAAAGTAAAAATTGTAAATTTGGATATATTAGCAAAAACAGGATTTAAAAATAAATAAATGAAAATATTAAAAGATGAAAATTTAAAAGAATTAGCTGAAAAAGTTTTAGATTTAGTAGCAAAAACTTCAGTAGAAATAGGACATAAAACAGATGCTAAAGTAATGTCAAGCATAAGTAAAATATTTGCTCAAGATTTAATACAAGAAAAAAGATTTGGTAAAATGACATTAAATCAAGTTGAAGATGCTTTTAGATTAGGTGTTAGATTTGGTAAAGATGAACCATTTATTAATATTAGAACATTTTATAAATGGACATATGCTCATAAAAAAGTAATAGATGATGCAACTTATAGAGTAGAAAAATTAAAAGAAAACCCAAAACAAGTACCATATTATCAAGAACCAATAAAATTATTAAAATGATAGGATGGGTAATATTATCAGCAATAATGCTGCATATAAACTATAAACTAAAAGAATGAAAGCAATTACAATTACACAAAACCAAGTAAAAAGTCAATCAGATGCTATACTTTGGCATTTAAAGACTTATGGAAGTATAACAAGTTATGAAGCAATTAAAGAATACGGTGCAACAAGACTATCAGCAATTATATTTAATTATAGAAAAGAAGGTTATGATATAGACAGTATGCCATTAACTAAAAAAACTAGATTTGGCAGAAATACTACAATTGCTAAATATATTTATACATTACCACCAGAAGAATTAATACAAAATAGTTTATGGTAAAAACATTAAGTAAATTAAAAAAAGAACTAGATAAATATTTTAGTCTTTACATTAGATTAAGAGACGCTACGGAAGAAGGAATGGTACAGTGTTTTACTTCAGGTAAAGTTTATCATTACAAAAGCATCCACGCAGGTCATTTTATGTCAAGAAAACATTTATCAACGAGATGGGATGAAACTAACGTACAACCACAATCACCAGCAGATAATTTATTTGGTCAAGGCGAACAATACAAATTTGCTTTAGCTTTAGATGCCAAATATGGGGATGGAACTGCAGAATATTTGCAATTTAAATCAAAAAAAATACAGAAGTTTTCTAGGGTAGATTATGATGATTTAATAAGTTATTACAAATCACTTGTTGAAAACTTAAAGAAAGATAAAGGAATCGAGTAACCTTTTTATTATCTTTGGCGTATGCAAAAGCCTGTTTATTCAAGCGAAGAACATAAATCAATAATAGAGGTTTATCTTACTATGTCTTTTAATTTTGCACAAGAAGTATCAACCAAAACAAAATACAATAATTATTTAGAAGTTGTAAATACAATTATAGAATATTCAAATTCTTATGGAGGAGGTGCAAGAGAAAATGGAACATTTCATGATTGGTTAATGATTATACCGATAAATCTTTCAGTTGCTACAAATGGTTTTTTTGCAGGAATAGAAACAAAAAGCAATTCAGCAGCAATAAGGGCTTATAAAGTTGTACTTGAACAAATGGTACAAGAGACAGCAAACAAACTTTATGAATTAGAAATAACACATGACTGAAATTTATAAAGAAATAGCAAAGCTAACTGATAAGTTTAGAAAAATGACCTATGGTCTAACTACTGATGAAAATAAAGTGAATGAAGCAGTGCAAGAATTAATGCTTTATTTTTTAACTATGAATTCTGAAACACTAAAAAAAATTTGGCAAAAAGATGGACAAAAAGGAATTATAAAATATGGTGCGGTAGCTTTAAGAAGAGCATTAAGGAGTCCAAAAAGCAATTTTTATTATAAATATGAAAAGTATTACAAACATATTAATGATATTATTTATACTACTGATAATACTTACACTGAGCCTTTTACAGTATCTGGCAATTATCATTATAAGCATATATCAAACATTCCAAATGAAGAAGTAACCAATGACAGTTTAAATAAATTAGAAAAAATAGATGTTGAGTTAGACAAAATGAATTGGTATGATAGAGAATTATTTAAATTATATTACTATGAAGGTAATACGTTAGATAGTTTAGCTGCAAAAACTAAAATAAGTAGAAATAGTTTATTTACAACAATTGATAAAGTAAGAACAATATTAAAAAAAAAATTAAATGAAAATATATAATCCTAGAACACACGACTCTTTTTATATGATGTTTGGATTTAGACATCCTGATTATAGAACATGAATAGATTCTTTGTACCAAATGAAGTTTATGAAGATAGAATAACTATTTGTAAATCTTGTGTATTTTATTTTAAACCAACAGGAACTTGCAAAGATTGTGGTTGTTTCATGAAAATCAAGGCACGTTTGGCACCAATGGAATGTAGTCAAAAAAAATGGCAAAAGACAACAGAGATAGAAACTCCTGATGAATTGCCGCAAGAAATAATAGAAGAAATATTAGACATGTGGAAAGATTTAAAAACAGGAAGGGCAAAAAATGTGCAAGCAAAAAAACGAATGATAGAGACTTATAATACTATATTTATGACCAATTATTCTGTTACAACCAATTGTGGTTCTTGTATATCTACTTGCTTTGATGGCATTAAAAAACTATATAAAAAATATGCTTGATTTTATTAGACATTTAACAGGTGCTTGTGGTGAACCTCATCCAAGTATATTAACATTATTATTAGGAACGCCTTTTGCAGGTTATATATTATATAGAATTAAAAAAATTAAAAAATGAGTTACTTATCACACATTAAAAGAAATAAGATGCATCATTCTAGTAGATGGATAGTAAAGTATGATGATGAAGATTTAGTAAGAGAAGTCAAACTTATTTATTCACCTGAAGAATATAGGAAAGCATCAAGACCAAGAACACTTAACACACAAGAAGGATTAATTAAAATTTTAGAAAATGACAAAGAAAGAAGACTACAAAAAAACTCCTGAGCCTAGCTACTATATAGGAAAGATGTATAAATACACTGCTAGAAAAGTAGTTGAAGATTTTGATTTAGGCTACAATACAGGTGTAGCAGTATCATATTTATTAAGAGCAGGGAAGAAAGAAGGCAACCCTGCCGAGCAAGATATACAAAAAGCTATAAACCATTTACACTTTGAACTTGATAAATTATATAAGAAAAGTGAAACTAGAACAGGTGCTTTAGCAAGATGACACTATACAGATGTTCTTGTGGAATGGTTGAAAGAGAAATACTTAAAGCTACTATTGTTTACCGAGAGGGAAAATGGGTAACAAAAGAGGCTGAATGTAATTGTGGTTTGTATATGGAATCAGAACCAACAGATGGAATGCCAAACCTTAAAAGAACAGAACCTAGTTTAAGCAAGAAAAGAGATAAACTCTGGAAAAGTGCAAAAGAAAAGCTAATTGGAGAAAGAGGTATTAATGAAGACTTCTAAATAAATAACAAATATTTCTATTATATACTATGAAACAACAAGTTAAGTTAAGTAAAGTAAAGGGAAACCCAAGCAATCCAAGAATAATTAAAAATGATAAATTTAAGAAATTAGTAAAGTCAATACAAGAATTTCCTGAGATGCTAAAGCTAAGACCAATAATAGTTGATGAAGATATGGTAGTATTGGGTGGCAATATGCGATTAAAAGCAAGTAAAGATGCAGGATTAAAAGAAGTGTGGATAGAAGTAGCTGAAGGTCTTACTGAAGAACAAAAGAAAGAATTTATAGTAAAAGATAATGTAGGCTTTGGAGAATGGGAATGGGATATATTAGCTAATGAATGGGATAGTGTACAACTTGCTGAATGGGGTTTGGATGTATGGCAAAATGAAGATGATGAACAAAATAATGATGTCAATGATATATCTGATAACATATCTGAAGAATATAGAGTTGAAATAGAATTAACATCTGAAAGAGAACAAGAACAAGTATTTAATGAATTAACTAAAAAAGGATACAAATGCCGAATTTTGACATTCTAAGAGAAAGCAAGCCAAATAAAACATTTAGAGTTGCATCAGTTATGGGCAAGTTTGATTTACAAACTGAACATATTAAAGAACAATTTAAAGGTAGTATAGATATGCCTAATAATTGGCAAATAGGTTTGATAGTAGGTAATAGTGGAACAGGTAAAACAACAATAGCAAAAGAATTATTTGAAGATGCTTATGTAACCAATTTTAATTATAAAGCTGAAACAATATTAGATGACATGCCTGATAATGCTTCAGTAGATGATATAACTAAAATATTTAATAGCGTTGGTTTTAGTAGCCCTCCAAGTTGGTTAAAACCTTATTCAGTATTATCTAATGGTCAAAAAATGAGAGTTGATTTAGCAAATGCTTTATTAAAAGAAGATGATTTGATAGTGTTCGATGAATTTACTTCAGTAGTTGATAGGAACGTAGCTAAAATAGGTTCTTATGCTATGCAAAAAGCAATTAGAAAGTCAGACAAACAATTTATAGCAGTAACATGTCATCATGATGTACAAGATTGGTTATTACCCGATTGGGTATTTAATACTGATAGTATGACCTTTCAAATACTTGAAGGGCAAAAAAAAAATAGAC